GATATTTGAGAATTTGCCTATCCGACTGGCACCATTAGCGAAAGCGTCGGAATCCTACACATACCTGGTCGTCCTAGCGACGGACAGGGGACCGTAGGGTCATGGTTCTCACGACTTGAAAGAGCTCGCTCTTAGCAAAGAACATACATCACGGAGATTTACGAATCAATGATGTGACTAAAACATGGCCCGTAGTATTGAACAACAAACCCACACTTTTAGGGTTTAGTTCAATGCATCGGTTGTGTCTTTTAAATATTATGAACACACCGTATGCATTATCTAAACTTATTAAATCGAAGGAAGGAATTACAGGATACACTCAAAAGTATTCTAGGAAGGAGAAATTTACGAAGAATAAACATGCCGCGGAGAGGCAAAAACAGAAAGATCAAAAGAGGAATAATAAAGGTCCTAGTTTTGATGAGATACGTAGAAAGAAGTCTCAAATGAGACGCATTATTGAGAATGCGGAGTCTCAGTCAGGAGAAATTGATTTCATGAATAGTATTAACGAAATTCTTAAAGAATGGGAACTTCCGGAAGGAATTTCTACTATATTCTTAAAAGTTTTATGTTATTACAGATCTGTTAGAAAATCAGTTGATTGGGAACAATTTGTATCGACTACTGGCTTATTTCTTTTAAGCATTTGTGATAGTGAAACAAATTTTCGAGAAGTAATTGGACAGGTTTTGTTCGGAAAAACAGTGGATTTTAATACTCTATCCGTATCCGACATGCCTATCTCACAATCTGGGGTCTCATTTGGAGAATCCGTAGATATGTTGAGAAATTTCAAGTTACTTAAAAACAATGAATTGACAAGACGTATTGTTCAAGTAATTGTAACCGCATTTTCTTGTGGTCTAGTTAGAGGGAAGAAAGATTTATATTTTACATCGTTTAATCTTTCATTTGTATTGGAACAATTTACACGAGAATCCAATACTATGTTTGATTTTTTTGATTCTATATTGAATATTTTCGAATTTGTAGTAGAAAAAGGATATATGTGTTTTCAACAGAGAACATTTGCCCCCTTATTCATTTCTGTTGAACAGAGCACTGATTATGAAAAGGATTTAGCTGAAGTGGTAGGTTATTGGCCTGCAGTACAAGCAGGTAATTACAAGGATACACCTTTTTGTAGTGTCCCACATTTTGCCAACGCGCTCGATAATCTGTATATTAAAACGACTTCCCTTGTCGAACAAAGTACTGACGCTTTTTCCATGCGATATCACGGAAAAAATTTGGAGAAGTTAAATACTATTGCCGCTAAATTTAAATCGCAAGAACGTTCGGGAGGACTGCGGGAAGCACCTTTTGCTTTTTGCATTTATGGAAAATCATCTATCGGTAAATCATCTATTATGGCAACTCTCACTGATTTTTGTCTTAAGGCGACAGCTTTGATTAAAGACCCCGATCGTGAGTCATTTGAAGTAGATCCTCGCATGATTTGCTCACAAAATGCTAATGATAAATATGACTCTGATTATCGATCTTACACTCTCGCTGTTTTATTTGATGACCTTGCTAATGAACGTGTTGATGTGGCCAAACAAAG